AATTGCTTTGCTTCATCTTTTTTAGCCCAATCACCCCACCCTCTGGTAGAAGTTTTAATATCATAAATGTAAAATTTATCTTCCCATTCATCATACAAAACTAAATCTAAATAACCCATATACATAACGTTATTTAGTTTCTTATCGGGTTGAATTATAATTGGAACTTCACATCCTACAAGATATTTGTCTCTTTTAGTAAAATATTTTTTCCTGCGTTTCTTAAAGAATTCTATGATATTAACTCCATCCTCATAAAATTCTCTCATTTCATCTGGTGTTGTGAAATGTTTATTATTATTGGATTTAAGTTCTTTTATATAGTTTTCCCTAAATGAGTTTTCAAATATTTCAACAGTATCTTCTCTATCAGCTGCTGCCCCAGATACTTCAAACATTGTAGTCATATAATGCTGTAAAGCTTCGTGTAACGCAGTTCCAAAGATAGTATGAATGCTAGAAGAAAATACCTTATGTCCTTCCTTATACCTTAATGACCATTTTTTAGGACATTCATGGTACATAGAAGTCTGAGAGTATGAAACATTCTTTTGATAAGAATAATTAATCTTAGGTAATTCAAAATTTTGAATTTCTTTTATTATACTAGGTATTTTTTTCTTCTTAGCCATCTTAAGCCTTTAATAACTTAGTAATTTCTTTCTTTTCATATCCCATTCTTCCTAGGAGTTCTCTAACTCCTTTTTTACCTAAGATATTAAAATATTCTTTAGCTTCAGATTTAGAACATTCATAATGAGATGATAGTAATTCCATTAAATCATTATTAAATTTATCTCCTGTATTTTTGATATATTTCAGAAATAATTTACGTTTAGGAATTAATTCTCTATAAATAGTATAAATCTGCTTTTTTTCTGTTGGTAAAACAGTTTGGATTTGGTTAGCTACCTCTATATAATAGGGATTCATTGAAATAAATCGGTGAATCATATAGCTATTGAAAGAATCCCAATCCTGATCCGAAAATGAATCAGGATGGGACTTTTCATAAGTAATTTGGGTTAACCAATCCCAGATGTTCATACGCAATATTCAGCTAGTTCTTCACGTAAATCAGGGTGAAGTGCTTGTCCAACAATTTTTTGAGTTGTAGGGTCAAAGAAAACTGGAATAGGTAATAGAGCATCTTCATCTGTACCTGCTACGAATTTAGATACTTTACGTAAAACAAATCCTTGTTGGAATACTATCCCATCACTATCATTAGTAACAGATTCTGTATTCTTGAGATCAATATTCATTTGGGGTTGTTGGGGGTTTTGAACTTCGTTCATAATAATTGGGGTTTAGTTAAATAATAATGTTTAATTTTTTTAATTCTATAATTTTAGCTATTACAGACATAATATTAATTTCTTTATCAATTCTAAAATTTGCTTGATATAAGTGTTCATTTAATACAACTGCAACAGATCCTTCTAATTCTGGAGCGTATAAAGAGGCATGGTCAAATAAGGCTCTAAATAATTCCTCATAATCATTTACACCTGAATTAGCAATAATTTGTCTAATGTTTTTAAAATTAGGTTTAGCATCTTTTAATTGTTTGAGTACTTCTTTAATATAATTAGTAGCAACTAATACATCTTTATCGGGTGATAGTTTTCCATCCTTTATAAAAAATTGAATTGCATTTAATATTTTTCTAAGGTCAGGATAGTGCTTATTAATAATAGTTGCTAAATCCTCTAATTCATAAGAAATATTTTCCTGCTCTAAAATATTAGAAACATGTTGAGCAATTTCTTTTTTAGACTGAGGGGCAATCTTGAGCACTTGACATCTAGATTGTAGGGGGTCAATTATCCTTTCAACAAAATTACACGTCATAATAAAACGTGTTGTTTGGGAAAAGGTTTCAATTATATTTCTAAGAGATGCTTGTGCTTGAATTGTTAAAAAATCTGCTTCATCTAGGATAATAACCTTAATAGATTTAAACGAAGCAACACTAGCAAAATCTACAACTTTATTTCTAATAGTTTCAATACCTCGTTCATCACTACTATTGATGTATAAATAATCACAATCAAGGTTTTTGACTATTATTTTAGCAAGTGTAGTTTTACCCGAACCTGCAGAGCCATAAAATATGAAATTTTGGATATCATTAGAATCCAGATACTGGGAAATAGTTGATTTAACATTTTCATTCCCAATAAAAGTATCAAGAGTCTGTGGGCGGTATTTTTCGTTTAATAATGTATTTGACATAACCTAAATATACGAAAATTTTAACTGATATCCAAATTAGATACCTTGTCTAAAATTAAACTCTCCAAATAAACCATAACGTTTTTCAGGGGTTTCTTCTACTTCAATTTCTTGTTCTTGGGTTTTTATAGCATAAAGTTTAGAGTCTAAGGGGGCTAACCTATATTCCCCCTTAAACTCAGTAACTTGGAAATAAGCTTCTAAAACATCCGTAATAGAAGAATAAATAGTTTCATGTAAGTCATCTTTTAACATCCATTTGTCTCCTGGAGGTACTCTAACTGCGATGAGTTCTAAAGTTTCAACTATTTCAGTCCGATTTTCCATTAAAACATACCATTTAGTCCAGGTGAAGCTTCATCCTTAGTAGGTTCTTCTACAACTACACACTCTGTTAATAATACAGTACCCGCAACAGATGTTGCATTTTCCAAAGCTGTTCTTGTAACCTTAGTAGGATCAATAATCCCATGTTCTTTCATATCAACATTTTCATTCTTGGAAACATTTAACCCTAACCAGTTATCATCACTGCCAAGAAGGTCATTAATGGTTTGGTAAACATCTTTAGTTTCAAAACCTGCATTAGACATAATTTGTTTAAGTGGTTGGTAACAAGCAGATCTTACAATATTAACACCAATATTGAAATCAACAGAATCATCTTCATCTTCAAATAGATGTTGACTTGCATATAATAAAGCAGAACCACCACCTGGTACAATACCTTCTTCTAGTGCTGCTTTTGTAGCATTTAAAGCATCATCAACTCGATCTTTCTTTTCATTCATTTCAGTTTCATTATAGCCACCTACATGAATGATAGAAACACCCCCAACCATTCGACCTAAGCGATCTTGCAGTTTTTCTCTTTCGAATGGAGAAGCTGCATTATCAATTTGATTTTGTAATTCTTCAACTCGTAATTCAATATCCTTAACTTCTCCTTTACCGTCAACAATTGTTGTTTGGTCTTTAGAAATTGTAACTGTACGAGCTTCACCAAACCATTCCCAACTGAATTTTTCAAGTTTCATGCCTCGTTCTTTATTAAATACTTGACCTCCAGTTAGAGTAGCAATATCTTCAAGAATAAGTTTTTTACGATCTCCAAACTCAGGTGCTTTAACAGCAGCTACTTTTAGTGTGCCTCGTGCTTTATTCACAATTAGGGTTGCTAAAGCTTCGTTATCAATATCATCGGCAATAATTAAAAGAGAACGGTTTGTATTTGAAACACTTTCTAGAATAGGTAATAATTCTTTTACTTGGGTAAAACGATGATCTGCAATTAAAATGTAAGGGTTATCTAATGTACAAGACATTGTATTATTATCTGTAACGAAATAATGTGATTTATATCCTCTATCAAATTGCATACCTTCAACAGTTTCAAGATATGTTTCACCTGATTTTGATTCCTCAATATGAACTACTCCATCTCGTCCTACTTTTTCGATTGCAGTAGCAATTAACTTCCCCACTTCAGGGTCATTATTAGCTGAAATAGTAGCAACTTGTTCAAGTTGATCTTCAGATGAAATATCTTCTGTTAGAATTTCGTGGAGGTAATTTACAACTTCTTTAGTTGCATAATCCATTCCTCGTTTTACCTCTACGGCATTAACACCACGATTAATATGAGATAACCCATTATTAATCATTTCTCGTGCTAATAATGTTGAAGTAGTTGTTCCATCACCTGCCGAATCTGCGGTTTGAATAGCTGCTTGTTTTACAAGTTGAACACCTGTTTCTTCAACAGGATCTTTCAATACAATATTTTTAGCTACAGTTACACCATCTTTAGTTGATTTAACGGATTCATTTGGGTTAGAAATAACTACATTTCGTCCATTTGGTCCTAAAGTAGATACAACAGCATCTGCTAAGGTGTTAATACCTTTAACCAGTTTTTCTCTGGATTCTGTTCCTAAGTTAATAATTTTTGACATAAACTTTTATTTAAAATGGTAATTTTTGTTGGTAATCTTCATCAGTAATACGGGCTAATAGTTGATTCTCGGGTCCTACATAATACTCCTCTCCATCAAACTCCATGCGCGTAAATCCCCTAGTAGGGACAATTA